AGTATCACCTTCACATCTTTTGATTTCAAGTTTTGTGAGATGAATAAGACTTTTAATTTCTTCTTCGTTTAAGTTCCAATCAGTTAGATTGTGTTCAGTAACTTCCATCAGTCCCAAGAAATATTTTGCAGAAGAACACCAGGCATCACATAGGTCCAGCCCATTCCACCAACCTTATAATCCCATTTGTATTCGCGTTTGTTGTGACTATCCCAAGTCACATATCCTAGAGTTTTATCAAACCGTCCCTTAATGGTGAGTTTCCATTTGTTAGAAAAGATGTTACGGGTACGCAATGCCCCACCAGTTTCACGGGTTTCAATCACCTTACAGACATCTTCATAAGTTTGCAAACCAGTCTCTAGAATACACGGAGTTTCGTATACAAAAGGACGATAGATTTTAGGAGGTTTGGGTGCAGTTTGTGCGATTGCAGGTGTGGTCAATAAAATAGCAGCAAGAATAAAACTTTTCATCCAATTACCCTCCAACAAACAACAGCGTTTCCTTTTTTCGTAGATTCAATGTGTGCAAAAGCAGCATATGAAAGATCTAGGTCTGCATGAGAATATGGACCACGATCATTCACACGAACTATAACTTGCTTACCATTGTCCTGATTTGTCACCCTAATTTTACTGCCCATAGGCAAATAAGGATGAGCTGCAGTCCAACGATAAGCATCAAACCGTTCACCATTGGCGGTTTTTTGTCCATGAAATCCATCTCCAATACCGTAGTATGTAGAAATTCCACAAGTTAATCCAGCAATCAATCCAATCACTTTACAATCTCCCAATGTTCGTTTCCAGTTTTAGGAACCCAAGTACAGTACATTCGATTAAGAGAAACTAGAAAAAACATCGTATCAGTTTCCTGCTCAACTTCCATTGCATGAAAGGATTCCATAATGTTCACGAAGCGATTCTTTGCTTTAGAACTCTTTGGAATAATATTCACAAAACGTTTTTTAATGTTCGGAGTTTTCATTGAGATCATAATTTTTCAACCTCCACAAAGGTCATTGTATAGAGTTTTCAGGGTTGTGTCAAGCGGTTTGGGAAACTGTAGATAAAATCATTGAGTCCCAGGTATTCGTTATAGAGTTGTTCTTCAATCTGTCTTGCCTCAACCTCCCATGGTTGATCAGAATAGTCCGTCTCCGTGTGGTCTATGCCCCTCCAGAGACGTTTGCCGTGCTTATCCTTCAGATTACCCATAACGTGTTGATAAACATGCCAGAGTTCGTGAAACAGCGTTTGTAGGTACAGATCATTATTCATCTGATTGTGTAGTTCAATCTCAAACTCACGAGGACGATAGTTGCAGTCCATCACAGTACACCATCCGTAAACACCTTCTCGTGCAAGACCACGGTGATTGACAGTGATCTCAATTTTGTGCTTTGGGAGATACTTTTCAATGAACCAGTTCACTGCCTCAGTGCAGCGACGCTTGCTGTAATTGTACCCACTGGTGTATAATGTAAGCATCAGAATACTGCGTTGATTGCCACGTTACAGATCCTAACACCCCAGTTCATCAGAATCAGGAAGGATGTGACAAAAATCAATCTGTCCAGGGAGGAGTACCTCATCGGTTTCGTGTGTCTTCACATATTATACGATCCCACAGGGGGGTTTGTGCCAGTTGGTGGACAGTTTTTAAGGTGTCCACTTTGACAAAAATAAAGTTACTTGTTAAGATCTGAATATCCATATCTACATCTAAATGATCACCGTTTATTGGTCTCCATGGTATGCAAATACCACAACTTATAATGAAAATTATCTGACTCATTATGAATTGGATAATGTTTATGGTGATCTTGTTGCACATAAAGATTCTGAGAACTCAAGAGATAATTTCTTTAATTGTTATGCCTTTAAAGATTTTTTGAAAAACATGTACTGTTTGAGAAATCCATATTCTGTGGATCTTCGGTATGAAAATGGACAGTGTATTTCTAATACACCACCCAAAACAGTTTATGATCTATCAATCACATCACAAGTAAAAGCACCGTCAGTAAAGGATGCATTGACAATTAACTATGGTGCTAGTTGGATATTTTTTGCAGATAAACCATTAAAGATTCAAACGATGCACCCATGGATGCACGGAACTGAAGCAAGTAAAACTTCATTCTATGTTCCTGGATCTTTTGATATTTCAAGATGGTTTAGACCCATAGAAACTGCCTGTCAACTATTCCCAGGAGAAAATACTTTTAAGTCAGATGAAGGTGAACCTCTGATTTATATTAATTTCTTGACTGATGAGAAAGTTGTCTTAAAGAAATTCTATTTAACTCAGGACATCATTGATTTGTCTATGAGTTGTTTGAAGCTTAAATATTTCAAATCATTTAAAGCACTCAATTATCTCTACAAAGTCTTTGTTCAGAGTAAATTGAAAAATAGGATTTTATCTGAGATTAAAAAGAATGTTATTGAGGAATGAGAATGTTTAATAAGAAAATCAAATTGACGGCATATACTTATGAAAATGATATTTTTATCAATGAAAAACCAACATTCAACAAAACTGATCAAGTCGAATGGATGAAACTTCTCCCATCATCCTATGAAAGATTTGATCCAAATCTAGGATCAACTTTTGAAGTTGCCACTGCAAAAAATTGCCCAGGAATTAATAACTTTATAAGTAGCGGAATTAAATTTAAAATGTGGACTCATTTAAAAATTAGAGTTCATCCTAGCGGTGCAGTTCAAGAACTTCCAGGAACTGTAAAAGGAACTATTGATCCATTTGCTCAACATCCAAGAGAGCAATATGAACATATTTACCAAAGAGGCAAAACTGCATTTAAATTGAATAATCCGTGGATTATGGCATGTAATCAAGATGTTAAATTTTTATTTGTTGAGTCTCATTACTCAACGCATTTTATGAGAGAGAATAACATCTATATTGCACCAGGAATTATTGATTACAAATATCAAAGATCCACAAATATTCACTTGGTTTTAGATGTTAAGGAAACTGCATATGATTTAACTATTCCTTATGGAACACCATTGGTAACTTTATTCCCTCTTACTGAGAGAAAAATAGATATGGATTGGAAGATCCTCCCTAAAGAAGAATTCGATAAGGTTGCTAATATTTTCCCAAGATGTCCTATGAGAAAATATTATCAGTTAATTAAGAACCTTAACTAATTTTTGTATTTCTGGAAGGTAAAGATATTCAATTTCACTTCTATTCAACGTGTCTATTGCATCCTCGATGGTTTCTACTAGTGGATCTCCCGCAAGATTGAAACTTGTGTTAAACAAAATAGGAACACTGCTAATCTTCTCAAACTCTTGAATTAGATTATAGAAGTGTAAATTCTGTTCTTTCGTAACAGTTTGAACTCTACATGTATTATCCACATGAATAACTGATGGGATAATTTCTGCTACTCCTTCCTTTGCTTCAACTGCATACATCATATGTGGAGATTCTTCCATTCCAACTAGATCAAACCAGTCATGTACTTTTTCTTTTAGAATAGAACATGCAAATGGGCGGAACCATTCTCTGTGCTTGATTTCATTTACAATATCTTTTCCATCTTTGATGGTAGGATCAAATAAGATTGAACGATTGCCAAGTGCTCTAGGTCCACCTTCGGATCTTCCTTGGAAAATAGTGACAATATTTCCTTCTCTAATCAGATTTGCAATTTCTTCGTAAGAAGTATCTGAAACATCTAGATCATCAAACCCATTTAAGTATTCATTTGGATTGTATTCTGGTCCATAGTAAATTGATTTTTGTGTTTCGGGAATTTCTTCCGTTAGAGTTGCGTAGACATATTTTGCAGCACCGATAGATGTTCCGCCGTCATGTGAAATTGGTTCGCAGTAAATATTAAGATCTGGTAAAGTTTTAAGATACTTATAGTTTGCGACACAATTGAGACCATATCCGCCACAAATTACAATATTAGTTTCTCCAGTCAATTCATGTGCTTTTTTGATAAGTTCAATCATTCTATTTGATGTTTCTTCTTGAACAGCATATGCCATATCCTTTTGAACATCAGTATATTCTCCAGGAGTATCGTGAATATCTTCTTCTAGAATTTTATATTTTCTAGTGTTGATTGCACATGAATTTGGATACTTGGGAATAATCAAGTTTCTATTTCCCCACCCATCAATAAAGAATGGTGGAATATCTTTATTTGGTTTTCCGTATGGAGCAAGACCCATTGTTTTTCCTGCTTCGATACAGTTCCATCCACAATATTCTGTGACTGCCTCATACATTTTAGTCAGACCAGGATATTCTGTGATGAACATATCTGGATCAGTTTCATTTAATCCAACTGCTTCTTTAGTGCCAACGTGCTTATATACTGTCTTAAACCCTGTTAGTTTAGTTGCATGAAAAATGGTCTCAAATTCGTAGCAAATATCTTTTATTCCCTCAACAGATAGATATGAACCCGCACCATCGGCAATTACACAAGCAGCAGATTCAAATCCAGAATTATAAAATCCACACGCAGCATGAAGTTGATGATGAGCTATATCAATATGATGTGTTTCGAATGTAAATTTCTTTTTTGCAAGTTTTCTAACATATGCTGGATAAAGATCTTCTAGTGTCCAATCTATTACTGGCCCATCTCTATGCGTGTGGCACACAACAAGATGATCAATATGATCAACATAGTCAAATATCTTATGTAATCCCATTAGTGGAGTTGAATCATATTTGAGACCCGTTAATCTCTCCTCTTCAAGATAAAATATAACTTTTCCGTCTTTTAGCAGTGTTGTACTTCCATTATGCCCACGGGCAATTGCTGCAATAATTGTCATAATTATAAAAAATGATGAAGATAATTATTCTGGTATTCCTAAGTAAGATTTCATTCTAGTCAAAAGTTGCTTTTGATAGAAATCTGTTTGCTTTAGATAATCTATATATTCTTCTACTGAATCATCTGGAAATCCAAATTCTGATTGTGTGGTTCTATCGGGGAACTCTAAAGGTGGATCAAATTTTGCAATCTTATCTTCTACCGTTGGATTTTTTGTCTCTAATGCATTGATTAATGCATTCAAATTAACATTTGCATTTTTCCAGTGATCATAATTTTCCATATTAATTTCAATTCCAACTATTGGTCCTGGAACTGGTTTTGGTAAGGTTCTTGGATCGACTGGTGGCATTAAATCTACTTCTAAAGGATCTGGAGAAGGATCTGTATTTTGAGATTGTTCTTCTTGTGCTTTCAATATTTCTTGGAATATTCTTTCTTGTTCTTTTTCTCTTTCAATTCTTACAATTTCCTCTTGTTCAAAAATTATTTCTTGTATAATTGAATAATCTTCAGAGTTCATAGAAATTATTTTTTCCTCATGAAAATAATTTCCTATTTCAGGTTTTATTTCTGAATTTATTTGTATCCAATTTAAATTTGTATTAGATACGAAATCAGTGTCATCAGTGACATCTATAATAATATCAATTCCATAATTATTTTTTTCTGTTCTGATGAAGTACATGAGATTCTCCTAGTATAATACTACAACCAATCCATTTCCACCGTTTGGATATAATCTATTTCCACCACCACCAAAACTTGCACTCGTTGAGATTCCAGCCCCCCTACCAAATTTAAGATCACACATATTTCCTCCATTTTCATTCAAGAGTGTTGAAAGTGGAATTACATTCTCTGGTTGGTTTAGTACGGATGGATCATTAACAAATCCCATATTATAACATCTGTTTAAGCATGTGGTTGGATTTACACAATGAGCAAGTCCACATGGTATACATGAACATGCTGCTGTTCCAGATTGCTGAGTGCCGAAGTAATAAGTGTAAGCAAATCCATTACAAACATAAAGATATCCAGATGGAGTTGTTCCTGTAAAACTAGCACAACTGGAATAACGACCTGGACTATAATCTACACAATAGCACGTATATCCAGTTCCTCCAAAACTATAATCATATCCACCATTTGTAAAGTAATAACAAACGCAGAATGTTGAACCTCCACCACCAACATCACAATATTGTAAGGAAGTATCAGTCAATATCATTTCAGAATATCCACACCTCCCATTATCAGAACTATTCCCTGCCTGTGCTCCAACTCCTATAGGAACGTCTTTGATAAACTGATCTCTAGCGCAGTTAGTTACACCACATATAGAGCATTCTCCACCAATATATCCCACTGTATTTGTGCATTTAGTGTTTCTTCCTAAAAACGTATATCTTGAACTAAGACTTGATGAATTAGTGCAGGCACATAGGTTGGATATACACGCACAAAGATAATAACAAATACAACTTGTTGCACTAAATCCACTACCACTAAGATATCCAAATGTTGTGTGATATCCAGGTGGCATACATGCACATCTTATTGTTGGGTTAATCCAACAAGAAGAAGTATTACCACTAAATGAACTACCACCGCCAGAACATGTTACGCCGTCAAGGTATGAGTTATACAAAAATTCTGGAATAACAACTCCATTACCTCCAGTTCTATTAATATCTCCTCCTGATGCAGTTCCTCCTTTATTATAATATCCAGAAATGTTGTTTTGATATCCACAAACAGGAATAGAAAAACCTATAGAAATTGGATTATCATTTGAAGCATCTCTTGCAGTTGAGTTATTAGTACAAGACCAACTATATGCTGCTTCAGTCGCATTTGATGCCGTAATTGCAGTAAATCCAGTTCCAGATACGCTACTTGCACTTAAACCACCAATAGATCCAACATTAATTGATAGAGTTTGACCTTGTACTGCATCTAAAGAACTGAATGTTTTTTCTGCATATCCGCCACCTGCACCAGTTAAATGCCCAATGAAGCACATGCAATAACAAGATCTTGGAAAAGCAACTCCAGAATCACAAGCACTTGAGTTATGGCAATATACATTTGTTCGATAGGAAGAACCAGCACCAACAACAATAACTTTTACGTTAGTTGATGTTGTTGGTACTTGAAATGTGGTAGGTCCTGGAGTACTAAAAACTTTTACTTTAGTGAATACGCCTCCTCCACCACCGCCAGTTGCTACAGCCGCTGATCCAAAAGTTCTTCCCGATGCAGATCCTAGAAATCTTCCCATATTACATTACCTCTTATGCTGGTTCTTCAATACCATAAACTGCAACTGAAATTGCAGTCGTCGATGCGTATGCCACCACATTTTTGGTTGCATTCAATACAACACCTGTTCTCTCTAGATCTCCATTTGCACTAATTGATGCATCATACTCAATGAATTCTGCATTTGATGGAGTTGCCGTAGCAGCAATTGCAATTCTTGCAGTTGCAGTTGATGCTGAACGATTTAATACATTGATCGTAACCACTGCAAAAGTAGAAGCGGGCACAGTATAAACTGTTGTATTAGTTGCTGTCTGTGCAATTGATACTTGCCCTAAAATGCCAGATGCCATTTTAAATATTTTTTTATCTTGTTATATTTATTGATTAATCACAAGAACGCACCATAGAAATATGCCTTTGCTCTTGAAGTTCCATTAACAGTAATTGTATTGGTACTTGTTGTGACGCCAAGACCAACAAAATTAATTTGAGTTGCAAGCCCAACATAAGTTCCGTTAGTGGAAATGCCGATCTGAGAACTTCCTTTAAAAGATGATGCAGTTACAACTCCACTTATAGTTGCATTGTTTGAAACCGAGAGTGTGTTGGTTGTTGTAACTCCACTTATTACCACATCTCCAGTCACAGAAAGTTTTGATGTTGGTACTGTACTTCCAATACCAACACGATCATTAGTGGGATCTACAAAAATATTGTAATCTGATACTAGATTTGCAGTCTCTCTTGTTTTTCCCATTTATTTCACTTTTTTAAGTGTTCAATTTCTTCCTTCAAAGTATTTATTTGCTCCTGCTGCTCTTTTACTGCTTCGATCAATAATCCAATCAAACCATTATAATTTAATGTCTTATGCCCATCTTTTGCTTCACTGACGATTTCTGGTAGGACTTTCTCTACATCTTGAGCAATGACACCAGCAGAACTTTGCTGCACATGTTTCCAGTCAAAGGAAACTCCATTTATTTGCATTACTTTTGCAAGAGGATTATCAATTACTTTGATGTTTGTTTTAAGGTTGATGTCAGATGTGGAGTTAAAGTCAGTTGCAGTTGCTACGCCCGCAACTACAAGTTGATTGACTGATAATGTTCCTGTTGATGGTATAAATGAGAAATAATTGCTAGTTGTTGTAATATATGGACTAACTGTACCTACACCAGAGACAAATAATGGATATTGAGGTGATGCAGTCAGTGTAGATATTCCTGTAACGGGACTTAATGGACCAGAAGCACCGGGAGCTCCAGTTGCACCAATACCCATTGTATAACCAATTACATCAACAACATCACCAGCAGATGCTCCTTGAATTAATGTTATGGTGCTTCCATTACTTGCTACAAATTCACTATCAGTTAAACGAACACCATTTAAATAAACATCAACGTACCCTGGGGTATAGGATGTTGAAAATGTAGTTTGATTTAGTGTTGCAGTAAGTGATGTAGATGTTTTTCCCGGTGTTAGTGATGGTTGTGCTAAATTATATGGAGAAGAATCAACCCATTGTGATGAAGAACCATCATTATAATAAATGAATGTTCTACCTAGGTTACTGTTATACCAAAGATCACCTGCTGATGGACTTGATGGCGCTACTGTGCTGATAGATACTGATGCTCCACCACCTCCACCACCTCCAGCAATACTAATATCGACAGTGGTTCCGTTAATTGCAAATGTATTTCCTGCGCCAATGAAGTTGAGTGCAGTAATAGGTCCTGATGTAATTGAAGTTCCTGCGGAAGAAATACCAAGATTAAAACCACCCGTTGCAGTAACAATACCAGTAAAATTAGCACTACCAACAGCACTTAATACAGTCTTATTCTCTGTATAAGAAACTATACCAACTTTGATTTCTGATTGTCTACCGCTTATGAAATTACTCATATCAGTTCAGCGTCTCCAGCACACTTACAATACACTTGAGATTACTTGCATTGTTCCCAGATAAAACCAAAATATCACTGGGTTCAAGAACTAATTTACCATTCAAAATACTTGCATTATCATTTGCAGGAACTGGAAGATCTTTTACAATTTCTGTGGTGACTGCAATACCAGAAACACTTCTCTCGTGAGAAACTGTAACTGTATATGTTTGTGATCCTACATTTGCAATCTGTGCAAGTAAAACAATACTGCTATAACCAGTGGGTGCAGTATAAATTCCAACTGGTGATGTAGATGCTATTTTGGTAATTGTTTTATAAGCATTAAGTGCAAGAGCCATTGTATTATCCTCCGAGTGCTAGAATGAGTGGAGTTACGTTTGCATATAAACTCCTTGTGTATGCTGTACCTGAAATATCACCAGTACTTTGATTAATTGCAACTCCATCACCAATTCTAAAGTTTCCTGATTGATCTGTGCTTGTATAAACAACAAGACCACCATTTCTCATATCAACTTCATTTGCCTGAATTGGAACTCCTCCTGTTGAAGGAAGTGCATTTGCAATCGTCACACCAGATCCAATGTATTCAAAAGAGTGTCCTGATGCAAGAATACGGCTTTGTTTAAATACAGGAACTGCTGTTCCAACTCCAACCGCATAAGGTAAATTTTCAGTAATGGTAATTGTAGAAATTCCTGCTGATGGTAGGGTTGCACTTTCAATTGCATAATATTTTGCTTTGGTTTCAAGAGAAAGTGTTAATCCAGATCCTCCACCGCCAGTAATTGTAATATTTGGTGTAGTTGTATAACCTCTACCAATAGAAACAATATCAACAGCAGTCACAGATCCATTTGTAATTGTTGCGACTGCTTGTGCTCTAATTCCCCAATCAGTTGATGGTGCATCAATTGTTAATGTTGGTGCTGATGTATAACCAGATCCACCATTGGTGATTGTAATTTTACTGACTTCATAATAAAGTTGATCAAAATAAACAACCTGTCCGTCATATGGGCGATTTGTTCCAACTCCAGCAATCACGAAAGATGAACTATTTGCAGCTGCTGCCGTAGTAATAATACCTGTATATTGAACTGACCCGACTCCATCAGCAACTAAACCATAATTTCCAAAAGATGAGTTGGAGTTTGTTAAATCACATGCACCCCCAGATCCACAATAGATTGCAATATCATTACAAATAGTGAATAATGAAACTAACTGTCCGTAACCTTCATTGGTGATTGATACTCCAATACCACCTTGATTGTATTGTGTATAACTATCAACTACAATGCTTTTTGTATTTCCTGATGCATGAGCACCATTAATTCTTACTCCAGTGCTATTCTGAATAAAGTTAGTGCAGTTCTGAACATAAGGTGACTGTGTAATATTTCCCGCGCCTGATGGACTGAATGCAATCATTGCACCAGTGTTTGCTGCACCTACAAATGATAGATTTGCAATATAATTTCCATTTCTAACATAGAAAATATCACCCGAATTTGATGGAGTGACTGTAACTTCTCTTAAACTATCTCCAACGATGCTGACTTGTTCTGGTAATGTAATTGGGTTATTTTCTGTATATGTACCTGCGCTTACTTTAATAACTGTTCCTGTTGTAGCAATTGCAACTGCTCCTGCAATTGTTGCCTTTGCATCTCCAAGTTTTTTACCCGTATTTGTATCACTTCCGTCTGCAGTTACATAAAGAACATTTGTAACTGTTGCTCCTGCACCTAATCTTACAACATCTGTTGCAATACCCGTTCTTTCTCTACGAGTATACAGTTCTGCGTCGTAAGTATTAAGAGCTAGTTCTCCAAGATTTACGTCTGATGTTGTTGGTTTTTTACCGGCAACAGAAGATCGTTTGATCTTAATAATCGGATCTGCCATTCAACCCTCGCATGGTGGTATATACCTTTAGAAACTCTTATATAAGAGTTTCTATTATTTATTAAAAGTCTTCTGAGGATGTTTTTGTACCCCTTTTTGGTTTTGATTCTTGAGTTAAGACTTGAATTTGCTTCTGTAAGGTCTCTACTTGAGTTTCCAATACAATATTTTGGTTGAATAATTCAAATGCTTTTTGTTGATATTTTGCAAGAACTGCTTTTAAATCATCTTCAGACATAAAAAAAGAGGAGATAAACTCCTCTTATTTAGATTGTGTTATGAACCTCAGAAAGTTCCAGCGTCAATTGTAATGTTCTCCAGTTTTCTTGTTCCACCAGAGCAACTGATGACTTGTGATTGTCCAGCACAATCATTCACCCATAATGCACCAATTTCAAGTGGAGCATAAGTTGTAAATGTAATTTGTGGGTTGCTATTTCCAGTTCCGCCGCCATCAGAAATGACAGAACCTAACTTAAATCTTGCATCTGCCTGTTCCCAAACAAGTGCTGATTTCTTAGCAGAACCATCATAATAATTAAAGAGAACTCCAAGATCCCATGTAGTTGTAGAAGAAGGTGCAGAACCATCAACAACACCAAGTTCAATTGTACGGTCTTCTACTGTCATTGCTGCAGTATTAACCTGAGTTGTGGAACCATTAACATAAAGGTTTCCACTAACTGTTAGGTTTTGTGCTGCAGTAATGTTTCCAGAACTATCAATCGTTGCTGCTTGAGTTGCATTTGAATGCTGGAGAGTTGCAACTTTAATTGTTGGAGCACTTAAAGATGTTCCAACAACAACTGCGTCAGGAAGACCAACAGTGATTGTTTGACCTGATGCTGAAGTTTCAATTTCTCCAGCAGTACCAGCAACTGTTAATGTCTGTGATGTATTGAAACTTCCTGTTCCACTATCACCAGCAATTGTAGTTGTTAAATCAACTCCTGCAATTTGAGTTCCAACATAATCAATTACTGCGGATGAAGTTGGAACTGATGATGCCGAAGAACCTGTTGATACTGAAGCAGAGAATTGAGTAATACCTACACCAGTACCAACTTTAAATGTATTGGTATTTGGATTGTAAAGAAGTTCAGCATCAACTCCAAGTGCTTTTGAGTTTCCTGAACCAACAGAAAGGACAAGGTTGTAATCTTGGTTGACTGCAACACCAGCAATATCAACATTTTGTGCTCTGGTTGCAGTTGTTGCCGTGCCAGTTAAGGTTCCCTGAACTGTTACATCACCAGTGAATAATGCATGTTGAGTAGTGAAGGTATTTGTACCTGGATTGTAGTAAATGCCGTCATCGGTATAAACACTTTCGTTAGTTGCAGATCCATTATGACTATCAACAAAGGTTACATAATAGTTTGCTGCATTGTTACTTGCAGTAACTGTTTTAACTTGATCTGCAGAAGATGCATTGCCACTGAAAGTCGTTGCAGTTACAATACCAGAAAAACTTGCATTTCTCCATCTTTGCGATTCATTACCTAGATCATAAGTTGCATCAGTGTTTGGTGTAATATTTGAGTTTACATCAGCAGTGAATACAACATTGTCTGTTGTTGCATCACCAAGAGTAATCGTACCACCTTGGAATGTAACTGCACCAACAAATGTAGAGACACCTGTTGCAGTGAAGTTTCTGGTCGTAATATCTTGACCAACAATAGAACCACCAGTAATTTGAATACCACCAACAAATAGTGAATTGCTAATATAAACGTCACTTGTGGTAAATGTTGCGAGACCTACTACAGTGACAGTATCTCCCGTTGCATTGCCAAGATTTACAGTTCCGTTAAATTGTGCCGGACCTGTAACAGTTAATGCGTTCCCAACAATGACATCATTAGGAAGACCGATTTGAACCTGATTATTTGTAACAATTGTTTCAATTTCGTTTGCAGTTCCTGCAAACGTTAAAGTATCTGTAAGTAAAGATATGGTGTCTGTTCCTGTTCCACCAGCAATACTTAAATTTGTTGATACGTCTGCAAATGACAGAGTACCTGATCCATTTGTTTTTAGGAATTGTCCGTTACTTCCATCCGCACTTGGGAGTGTGAATGTTGTAATTCCCGCAAGACTATCGGGAGACTTGAGTGTAATAAAACTAGAACCATTAGCAGATCCTTCAACCAGATTTACTCCGCTTCCTGTTGAAGTTCCCTCTCGGGTCCAATAACGGTGAGATCCAAAGAATTTATTATTCGTTGTGGTACTATCAATACCTACATAAAATTCAAATGTATCTGTTGTAAGTGCAGGTTCACCTGCCTGAAGACCAGGAAGATTAGCAAATGCACCTCTCTTAAACTGAATTACGGGAGATGTCATTTCTATTTACTTATATTTTCTATTATTTATTGATTAAAAAGTCCCCGCATCCAGATCAATCTTATCGTCTAAATCTACATCTAATTGATTTATGAAATTATTTGGCAATCCTCCAGAAACTGCATTGGAAAGAACAGTGTCTGGGTCTACTGTTATATATTTCTGAGTTGCTGCATCATACATTACCACATATCCATTTTGAACCCCAGTTGAATTAAAATCATTCAAATCGGAAAAGTTTGCTGGCACTTGAATTCCTCCGCTTAGAGTTCTAACAGAATACTTATCTGTCGTTTTTAGTTTAACTTTAAATGCGTTTGATACTTGATTTACTTGGATGTTCATACGGACACCGTTTCGCTTACAATTACCGTACCTTCAAATGCTTTTGTAATTTTTCCAGTAGAAGATTGAGTAATGATCACATCATAGTAGTTTCTGCCTGAAGTAAGAAGAGATGTGTTTGCCGAAGTCATTGTTATTTTTATCTCACCAGTTGCAACAGTGATGGATGTTGAAAATGATGCAGATGTTGTGGCAGTTGGATGCTTTCTTATCTTTGCAGTTGCTGAATATCCATTCAACGAAAACACAGAACCATCGGCATTGGTGACATTAAAAGTCGCTTCAAAATATGTGCCTTTATCAATCGTTAAATTTACTGCCGGAACTGACATGGACCTTTTTTAAGTATTTATAAAATCAACCGATCGGTTGATTTTATTGATATACATCCAAGTTAAATGATATTGTAATTCTTTCAGAATCAGTTTCTTTTACATCAACGGAATGTTCAAGTTGTGATGGGAATAAAATTAATTCACCTTCTTTTGGTTTATGAACATAATCTATGCAAGGAAAATTAGTTGGTTCATTATCTGGATTTTTAACATAAAGAATACCAGAAAGAGATCCTGCATGATTATGCAAAGGATTGTCGTCTCCTTTATAAGTAAAGTTCATCCAAATATCATAACCATCATAATGTCCCGAATAATTTCTTAAATGAACTGGACGATGACTTTCTCTTTCAGGAAGATTTGCTGCTTTTAGAAAAAGTTTCCCAAAATTTAAAAGATATCCAAGAAAAAAAGTATTATCAATAAATCTTCTTGGAATTGCAGTTTGGTAGGAATTGTGATTTGTTCCAAAATTATAATGACTTAAAAGTTCTGCATACTCATCATCTTTAATTGCACGACAAGGTTCAATCCAAGAAAGAACATCCTGATAAATTCTATCGGGGAGTTGAGTAGATATGATAAGATTGGGAGTTTGTCCAATCAAAGTAACATCATTAAAAATTTCTTCTAGTGTTTTCATAATTATCGACTCATATCGTTAGCACAGTGAGCACGTTGTCCATCAGCAAGAACATAATGAAAAAAGATTTGATGATAATAAGTATCATCGCTTTCATTCAGTTTACGAATAAAATAATTTCCTCTATGCCTCGAAGGAAGTGATTCTCTCCAATGAGGTCTTTCGCATCCCTTATAGATCATTCCATCTCCAGGTTGAAGACATACGTGACGTTGATCCCCAGATTCAAGAATTTCTTTTCTTGAATTATCCTTATAAGTATCTGGCGTTTTAATCCAAAGAGGCCAACATTCTTCAAGATTAGTGCTAATGTGAACACTTACAGAAATTTCACACGCATCACGATCTGCATGAAGTGTTAATGCCTGCCCAGCAAAATAAAAACGATCATAATAATAAGTATTATAAAGTTTTCTACCGATAATTTCTTCTAATTTGAGACGAATACCAGAATGAATACTTCTATATTGAGGATGAGTATAAACCGCAAGTGATCCTTCTACCTGTCCTTCAAGTGGTGTAAAACTAAATTGATCTAATCTTTTTCCCCAGTAATTTATTTGTCCTCTTTCTTGAGGGACTGGACGAAAAAGTTCTTTGGGATCCCAAAGATTTTTAATTACTAGATATCCATCTTTTTCAAACTGTTCATTACGAGTCCATGCTGTTCCTGTATTTTTTCTTTCTTGATTAGAAAGTTGTTCCAGCGTCATTTGTTCTGCCATAATTTATTTCCACCTTGGACCAACGACCCAACCTACAATACTCTTACGAAGTCCTGATTTAACAGGAAGAACGCGGTGCATTGTGCGAGAATCAAAAAGAATTACAGTTCCACGTTTGCGTGGAGCAATGTAAGATGATCCTCCTTCATCAAGAAGTTGTAAGTTTCCACCTTCATAGTCATCAGGATCGGAAAGTTGTAAAACAAAAGAAAGTTTTCTTACAAGTTCAATATTTTCATTGACGAAATCTTGAGCAAGACCATCTACACGATTTCCTACCGCTTGTGGTTTATAATGACATGAAATACCAGCATCGTTGTGCCAGGAGTAAAATTCGCCTGGTCCATATTGAGTATATTGCATGTTCTCACCATCAATGTTTCTCAAATCATACAAAAAGTTTTCACGATTTGCTCTTTGTACATAATGCCACATAAAACCACCTAACCAGTGATTTGTTGGAACCCATGCATTTTTTGAATTTCTTTTCTCTTTATTGAGAGCGTCTCCCATGAGACGGGAATCTCCCATTTGCTCATCAAAATTTTTCGTGAGATCTTTTTCAATACAATTTACCACATCTTCTGGTATATCTGAAAAATACCAAACACTTTGAAATGCCATGCGAAAATAATTTATTCAAACTTATTATATATCAATTAATAATGAATGTCAATTAACTACTCTTCTACTGTTGTTTCTGGAATGATAATTTCATTGAATACCCAAGATGTTGATTCCTCATCCCATCCATAAAAACCAAGTTCACCCTCTTTTAGTTCTGGTCTTGGTGAAGGAGCTTCCCATCGCCAAGATTCTTCATTAAAAGTCCATGATGAAAATGGTTGTGGAGGAACAAATGCATCTTTTTCCTCATCATAAGAACAACCAATTCCGGCGTAAATTTTTCTAATCCTAGCATTATATGAAGTTTGTTTCCAATTGGTTTTTTCGCCAAATAGAGATTTACAATAATCAATTCCTAGTTGTTCCACTTCGTCTCCATCAGAATTCAGAAGAACTCTATTATCAATTACAATGACTTGTTTTACAATATTTTTTGAATCTAATTCAGCAAAATGAGCCATTTTTTAAGCATCCTCTTTTTTTATTTATCAAGGCGCTGGAGACGCATAACGAAGCATTACTATACCGGATCCACCAGCGCCACTATTAGGAGAAGTAGGCTCTCCTCCTCCACCACCACCACCAGTATAAGCTTGTCCTGATTGAACTGCAATAGGAGATATAGTAGGCATTGGAGCTTGACCTCCAGCACCTCCACCTCCAGGACCACCAGCTCCACGAGTTGAAATTACACTAGGAGATGGGGCAGCTGATCCACCACCACCTCCTCCGGCATAAAGTCCTGTTGGACCTATAGCGGTTAATGTAGTTGGTGGAATTACAGGAACATATCCAGATAAAAATGGAGAAGCAAACGCAGTGTTAGGTGATCCGGCACCTCCATCTCCATTGGGAATATTAAAAATAGTTGGTGGAGATGCAAATGGACCTGGTGATGTTCCACCAGAACCACCAGCTCCTCCTCCTCCACCAGAAGTATTAGCAGTCGTAGTAGGAGGATTTGTGTTTCCTCCTGGATTACCTTGTCCAGGTGTCCCTGTTCCTCCACCGAGTCTTGCAGGATTAGATCCATAACCACCACCTGATCCACCGGGACCTGCAGCTGCTGGCGGTGTTGTCGGAGCATTTCCATATCCTCCGCCAATTGCTTCCAAAATAACTGGAGCAGTAGGTGAAGGTGGTGCTAATTTTGATGGAGTACCTTGAGTTCCAGGAGTTGCTGCGGGTGATGCTGCTGGAGCTCCACCACCAACAGTGATGGTGTAAGTTCCTGGCGATAATGCTAATGTTGGTCCTGTTCTTGCAATTAAACCTCCGGCGCCACCGCCTCCTCCTCCAGAGGTTCCCCCACTACCTCCACCACCAATCATTAGAAATTCAAGGTCAGTTCCAACACTTGGAGAAGTGGTCGTTACAACACCAGTAGACGTAAAAACATGGTACTTATAATATCCTGTTGGTGATAAAGGATTACTTAAAGTATAGACATAAGTTCCACCCTGAGCAGAGAATTGTGGATCTTGAGTATTAAAGAAATATGCTTCAGTTCCTTTATAGTATGCTCCTAAAGTATTTGCAATACCAACTGACGGTAAAGTAACATAATATTTTTTACTATTAGAAAGATCATTAGTTGGATCAATTATAAGTTGTGATCCAGAAATAGTTGCTCTTGTTGAAACTCCACAAGTAAATGATTCTATGATAGTTCCAGTCGCTGAAGTTTCACGAATTCTGATGGTTCCTACACCAGAAAATTGTATTGTTTGGTCAAACGTAAGTGTAATATTAGTTCCAACCCCAACTCCAGTTGCTAGTTGTGCTGGTGAAAAATTAATAATTTGAGGAGCAAGTGTTAATCCAGATCCATCTCCAACAAAAGATGTTGCAGTAACAACTCCAGTAACTAATACATTACCAGAAACAGTTAATTTTGATGTTGGATTTGTGGTCCCTACGCCAACATTAGAAAGTGTATGAATTCCTGCTGTCGTTGATACCCACTGCGATGATCCTCCTCCACCGCCTGCAATACTAACATCTACTGTTGTCCCATTAACAGCAAAAGTATTACCTGCGCCAATGAAGTTTAATCTAGTGACAGGACCAGACGTGACTGAAGTTCCTGCGGAAGAAATGCCAATATTGAAACCACCAGTTGCAGTAACAACACCAACATTCAAATTATTAACTGGACTTATGCTGGTTACGAATCCAGCTAAATTGGATGCTTTCGACATCTTATTCTACTTTTTTATATATTTATCTCAATTAGGGTTTTTCTGGCCAAGTTACAATATGAGGAAATCCTTCTTGTTCTGTAATGTCTCTAAGTGCTTGACGATATGCTTTAAATCCTGCAGAAAGATTTGTACCCGTTTCTTTTGCTTTGACTACGACCCAATCAGTTTCTTGTAATAAGCGGTCTCTTTGAGATCTAACACCTTCTGCTGCACGATCATCAATACCTTTTTTATATTCTGCTTCTTGCTCTTCAGTTTCAAAAATAGGACCTGCAACATACTTAGTAAACCATTGACCATTGACTTCTTCAATACCTTGACGTACTGAAACTTCATATGGTGGAGTGGTTGTTGCTTGCGGACCTTCAAGAATTGGATCAACACCATATGCATCAAGAATATCTGGTGTTAAAACTTGAGGAAATGATGTATTTTGATGAGAATTGCGAAACTCTTGTTCGGTAATGACCTGACCAGTTTCTCTTACTCTGAGTTCCATTTCTTATACTTATGCGTTTGAATATTTATGCAATAGCAAGGAAGATATAAGAACCACCGTTTGCATTGATGGCAGCAGGTGCAGTTGAACTGATTTCAAAACCAGCAGAATAAGGATCAATGTAATCGGTGTTGGTGACTTGAACTGCAGTGGAATTAAGCAGCAGGTAGGGATCATTGCCACTAACAATACCGCGAGCAGTATCCCAGACGTACCAGTCCCCGGTGCTGTCAGTGCGTTTGATCATCACAAAGCGAGCACCGTTTGTAAATCCACAGTTGATCTGCAGCGTGGTGCCAGTGCCGGTGTAACTTCCGACCTTGCTGATGCCGGGGCAGCTGGCGAATAGGTAGGCAATATAAGTTTGTCCGGACTGATTTATACTATCTCCACCGTATGCAACTTGATCGGTTACTCTAAACTGAGTTGTTGATGGAGAAGATATTACAGTGCCACTAAGTTTTGCATCAGCGGTATTAAGACGAACCCAACCACTAGAACTCATACTACTGTGATATACTATCCAATCATCTGAGGATGAGCGTACTTTTACTATTATTAATTCTGGAATAGCACCAAGATTATGATCTATTGCGCGAGACGTAAGACCTGATCCATTTCCAATATAACTTGTAACATCAAAAAACCCAGGAGCACGAGTAAAAGTATACACTGCACCTGTAGCAGAATAACCCTGCGGTACTGATATTTCTGGCCAACCAGTCACAGCTCCATATACAAAAGATCCATCGAACCCTGAGGCTGCAGGTCCAGTTCCTATTCGGGAATTTGTAGTTACTTCAGATCCTGTAGATGTTGGAATTAAATATGGTGTAGCACTGGAGTTATTAACATTTCCTGATAAGTCACTAAATGATTTATATCCCCGTAACTTATCTGCTATTTGTCCGGACAATGCAGTAGATCCTGAATCGGAATTAGTACCTTTCAGTAAAATCATGTCAGCAGATTTAGTGGGCCCCCCACCAAGAAAATAGGTGTTTGCAGACACATTAAAAACCGTCGTGGCATCGGTGGGCGTCTTCATCGGCCCACGGCGGATGGCGATGTAGATGTAGTCACCAGCACCATAACCAGGGTAACTGAAGCCAGTAGAAGTAGTATTTACACCGGCTGTACCCGATTCTGCGATAGAACTATTGGCCCATAAATACTGACTATTTCCTGATGCGGGCCAGCCACGCATGTTGTCAAATATATTCCAGTTATTACCAGCGGCTGTGCTGCGATAAAGAATCCACTGAGGCTCCCATCCAAGGTTTACCGTGCCTGCGGAAGAGTCGTTAAATGTCCCACACTTAATCACACTGTCATTGCCGCTATCGCCAAACCCGCCAGCGTCGTGCGCGAACAGGTAGGCGACGTAAGGCTGGCCATTGAAGTTAGTATTTACATCGGAACCCACCGAGAATACGGTGCTAGTTGCTGCCGTATTGTTCCATGTGTTTGAGCTTAAGTCTTTGGCTGCTGTGCTGTTGAGCAAGAGATACTCGTTGGTTGCCAGCGATCTGTGATATACAGCCCAGTCAGAAGTGGAGTTAGTACGTTTTACAATAATGCAGCCAGGTGCAGTTCCAAGATTGTGGTTGACTGTCAGACTTGTTCCATTTCCTGTATAAGTCACCACATCAAAGAACTTCTCCGCCTTGCGGAAGGTCCAGGAGGCGTATGTCTCAGGAGAGGCGTTGACAATGGCATTAGTGGAAAGCGCAAAACCATTGCTATTGAACGCAGTAAGGGTTGAAGCAAGAGTATCCTGACCATAAGCAAAGTCAGAATACAAAGTTTTATAAATTCCTCTTTCTGTATCAAAGAGTCCATGTGATCCAGTTGAAGACCGTCTCTTGCACCAAACCAATCCCCCTTCACCCGCCAGATCAATCCCATTCGTGATCGTCTGTGTGCTGCTGTTGCCGGTATAGAGGTAGGTGCTAAATACGTCCTCGACGTAGATCTTTTCAACTGCAGCACCTGCAGCACCTTGAATTAATCTTTGAGAATTAGGATCCATATCAGTTCACGTAATCGACAAGACTTGCACCACGCCAACGAGTTCCACCGTCGTCAGTTACAAACATAAACAGATGTGTCTTACCTGTTGTTAATGTTGGTGCAGTATCAGCAGGCCATTTAACTTCAGTGGGCCAGGTAATTGCTCCACTGGTATGAGTAAGTTCTAAAGTAAATGAAAATGCTGATGCTGATGGCACATTCGAAAAAGTGAATGTCGATACGCCTGCTATTGTTTTGGTAAAATAATTTCCAAGAGAACAATCTACATCAAGTGCTGCCATTGATGTAATACCAGACTTATAATTACCTCTTACATCAAGTGTTGTATTGACTGTAGAAACTCCAACAGTAATTCCTGTTGCAACTACATTTGTTGCAGTAACTATACCAACATTAATATTGGGAGTTCCTGTTAATCCTTGTGCAACTGTAGCAATTCCTGCTGTTGGTGCATAAGTAACAGCAATACCAGTTAGTGCAGAACCATCTCCAACAAAACTTGTGGCAGTTACGACACCAGTAACACTTGCTCCACCTGATGTAATAGTAAGGTTACTATTAAGTGTTGTAATTCCTGCAATAACTGCATTACCACTTACATTTAATGAATTTAAATTTCCATTAGTGACTGAAACTGATGTAACTCTATATCCAACTGCTTCTACATTATCTCCTGCTTGTGCTGGAGTTGTAAGAGAGAAATTAATTCCATCCGTAGCAGTATAATCGGTTGATGGAACTAACTTAACACCATTTTGGAAAACATCCAAGTAACCAACACCATAACCATTTACAAAAGTAAAGGTTGTTTGAACTCCAACTGGTGCATAAACTTGTCTGAAATATGCATCACCTGTTGATACACCAACAGGAACTGCAACACCAAAAACAACACCAGAGAAACTTAATCCGGATGCTGGTGCTGTTGAGAAAATAATATTGCTTCCAGAAATCGTATAATCATCTGAAGCATCTTGTACGACACCGCCAAGATTTACAACAACTGATTGTGGATTAGGTGGTGAGACTGCAACAGATTGTGAAGTGAGAGCAAATGTCTGAGTTGATCCGTTAAAAGAACCAGAAATATCATCTAAAATTCTAATATTTCCAGACGCTGCTGCTGCATAACTAATCCATACCGTACCATTCCACTGATAAGAGAAACCAGAGGTGGAATCTGTATATACTTGATTCAGTGTAGGACTATCTGGGAAGTTGAGTGCCACTTTATTCTTCGCTTATATGCTTTTGAGTATTTATGGAACTTTTATAGTTCCTTTTTAACCCATTCTCCATCAATATACAAATAGTCTATGAATGGAACATCTAAATCTGGAGTTATATCATAATATTCATAATCATTTAAATTGTTGATTGGAGATATGCTTGTTACAAATCCAGCTAAATTTGATGCGTTTGACATCTTACGTTACTTTTTAGGTATTTATTTAAACAAAAGTTATATACAAATAACCACTATATCCACTTCCACCACATCCTCCATAAGAACATGTTCCAGAACCAGAGTTAGTTGCACCATAAGGACTTATGCCCAATGCACTTACTCCTGATGCAATATAACTAGACCCTCCGCCGCCTCCGGCGCCAGCTGATCCTCCCCATCCACCTGCACCACCTTTATATCCACCTCCGCCACCTCCACCACCCCAGTAATAACTAGTAGATCTTGCTCCACCAGATCCATAAGTTGAATTATTAGCCCCACCATTACCACCCTGGTCTCCACCATTACCACCATTAGATCCCACAGCATTAGCTAGTGAATTACTTGAGTTTGTTCCTGGAGTGCTACTTCCCCCTCCACCACCGGATCCACCACCTCCACCTGAGCCATTGCCTCCATTTCCTACGTATTGACCAGTATAATTGGAAATTATTCCTCCTTCAGAACCTGCTCCAGCAGCTCCATTCCATCCATCTCCACCACCGCCACCGCCGCCAGCAACTATGATTTCGGATAAAGTACTATAAATTAATAATGCCGAAGCTCCTCCTCCAGCACCTGCACCCGAATATGCACATCCACCTGCACCACCATCACCAATATAATAAATAAAAGTCTTATCCACACCTATCGTCCATGTTCCAGCGGCATATCCACCGGAACCACCATTAGCTCCGCATTGATTCCATCCACCACCACCGCCGCCGGCGCCTCCTCCAATCCGAATTTGCATGGCAGAAACTGTATTATCTACACTAAAAATAGCAGTTCTTTGTCCAGAACCATAAGGTTGAGATGCTAAAGAAATACTCTGACCTGCAGAATAGGTTGGGTATGTTGTATGGACGGTTCTCCAAGATCCACCATCTTTTACATATCCAGTAGTGATAGTTCTCCAGACACTACTGTACTTTACAAAAAGATCACTAATTGTTCTCCAAGCACTGCTAAATTTTACGTATGTTGTCATTTTTTATTCGTAAATATTTTCGGGAACTTCTGGAAATATAGTAGAAAAATCTATTTCTCTAATATTAATTGTCTCGGTAATATCTCTAAGAGATTGTCTATAATCCTTAAATTCTTGAGTCAAAGAAACTTTATTTTCTACTGATCTGACTACATATACATCAGATTTTTCTAGTAAGTTATTTCTTCTAATTCTTAGAGTGTCAAAATATTCTTGTTCTTTTTTTGAAATTTCTTCTTCAGTTAAATTATTGGTATTCCATACTTCTTTAGCAGTTAAATCTTTATCATTATAATCATAATCTAAAGAAAATGTCGTTTCAAATGTATCCTTAGGTTTTTCTGTTTTCTCTAAAGAATAAATCTTATATTTTTTAATAGCCTTTTTTTCTACTGTATCCCATTCTTCAGGTAAACACTCAACAATTATTTTATTTTCTAATTGTTCTGGTGGATTATCTACAATTAACTTCCATCCTTCATTATAAAAAAGATAATCATCATCCACAAGAGATTCATTTCCATAAAACCATCCAGGATGTTTTTTTATTTCTCCTTCTGGAGTTAAATAATATTTTCTTGCTTGCTGTTCCTTCCACTCTTTAGTTGGTTCTGGAAGTTCATTCGGCAACCAATAAGAATTATTGGATTCTTCTAAAGAACTCATAAATTTTAAAGATATTTTTTAATATTTATACCAAATATCTCCATCAGAACCACCTGAAGGAGTTCCCGTAGACACTGTTCTTGCTCCATATCCATTATATCCAGTTCCTGTAATAAACGTAGCACTAGTTGCACTACTTGCATTTCCTGACAAAGAACCAGAAAATGTTGTGGCAGTTAGAGTTCCTGTGGAAGGATTAAATGTTAGTGCTGATGTTGAAATTTTTGTTGCTGTTACAATTCCTGTTGTTTGTGTTGTAAACAAAGGATAAAATGATGTATTTGTTGATGAATCGTTAGAAACTGTAGCGCCAGCAGAAACACCAGTTAAATTCGCACCCGATCCATAATATGTTGTTGCAGTTATAACACCAACATTGAGATTAGGAGTTCCAGTCAGTCCTTGTGCAAGTGTTGCAGTAGTTGCAGTTCCTGTTAAATTTCCAACAAAACCTCCACTTGAGGTTGTAATTCCACTAATACTCGTATTTCCATTGACAACTACATTTCCAACTATATTACCAATTAATTGTGCTTTTGTCTGTGTCATTCTCTCAGACTATAGTTCTATTGCTTTTTCTATTTATTCATACTATAATTAAAAGAAAAAAATATGATCATTCTTACAGGTTCATCTGGATTTATTGGGCAGAACTTTCTTAAGCAACTACAAGAACCAGTTATTCAAGTTGAGAAGGATGACTGCTTTAAGTTCTTATCGTCCTTTCAAGATTGGAATAAAGTATCACTCATTCTTCATCAGGGTGCAATCTCATCAACAACTGAACGCAACATTGCTACTCTACATCATCATAATGTTGCTTTTACTTTACATCTGTTTGATTATGCAATTAAATATGAAATTCCAGTGAAGTTTGCGTCTTCTGCATCAGTTTATGGAAATACCAACGAACAGATTAATCCATTGAACTATTATGCAATTACCAAACTGCAGATTGATTATTTTATTCAGGATAATCTAGATAAGTTTAAATCAATTCAATCCTTCCGATACTTTAATGTTTATGGTGAAGGAGAAGATCATAAAGGAGATCAAGCATCACCTATCTCAAAGTTCACGAAACAAATCAAAGAAACTGGTAAACTCAAACTCTTTGAAGGTTCTGATAAGTTCCTGAGAGACTTTGTGTGTGTGGATGATATTGTAAACATTGTATTGAACAATGAAGCACCTTCTGGAATTTATGATTTAGGTACTGGTAATCCTATCAGTTTTCAAGAAGTTGCAGAATTGGTTGCAAAAAAAGAAGGTGGAGAAATAGAATACATTCCATTTCCTGACCACCTTGTAGGTAAATATCAAACTTATACTTGTGCAAATAATCAGTTTGATTATAACTTTAAATCTGTTAAAGAGTATCTCCTTGAATAACACGAATACTGTCTTCTTCAAAGTGCTGAGTTGAGAACTCAAATAACTCAGTGTCTTCTAGTGCAATCATCTGGTGACGAAGACTTCGATAAACATGAAAGGAATCTCCTTGATTCAAGATCAAATCATGTGCAAAAGCAATGTCATCTTCATCATAATATTTAAGTAAAATCTTTCCACTTTGAATATAAAAGGTTTCATCTTTTAAACGATGGTAGTGCCAGGAACACTTCTTACCTTTCACAAAATATAATAGTTTGCCACAATACTCTTCATTATTGACAATCCATTTTTCAAATCCCCATCCTTTGGGTACTAATTTAATTGAAGAAGTCATTGGCATTTACACCCTTATCATCAATGTATATATCCCCACTGGGTTTGCCCAAGATCAATTCATGAAACTTACATCCCCAAGATTCAAGTTGTTTGTAAGTTAAATTATAAAATGCCTCATGGGCAAGATATTCATTATCTTCATACCTACCCATACCACGAGCAGTAAAATATTTAATGATGTTTCCTTCATCATAGAGAGAATTGATCTTTCCAATCCGATCTAGTTTTGGGATACTCGTTTCATAATCACCATCTTCTCGGCACACATCCTTGTCGCAGATTGTACCGTCAATATCAACTACAAAGGTTTTCAACATCTTTTTCGGTGAGTACATAAGTTCCTGGGTGTGATACGGCAATTGCTGCTGCCCTGTTTGCAAAAGGGATTGCTTCCTCTATCTTACCATAATTTAAATAACCAAACACGAGTGCAGATAGGAAAGTGTCCCCTGCACCTACCACATCATACACATTCACTTTTTCTCCTGGATATAAAACTCCATCATATTCTGCACCTTTTGATCCATGAGTAATAATAATATTAGAATTCTTTTCTTCTAACTTTTCATACTCATGATCATTGATTTTAATGTAACAATTATAGGATGGAAGAACTTTCTTTTTACTGTCAATAAATGCTGGGCATTTCATATGGTAAACAATATCAAATAATTTTGAACTTGTTATAAATCCTTTGTCATAATCACTGATTACAACAGCATCGTATTTTTCATTTGGAATTTCATAGTCCATTGGTTTACAAACAACTTCTTCATCAACTCGAAGAATTTGTTGATTGGTCTTTTCGTCGATATAACGTGTCTTAATAATTTTCTCTTGATTCGTCAGCATATAAACTTCAAGACCTAATGCTTTAAGATTATTGTAGACATTCCATGCCATTCCTTGCCTGGTTTCTGTCTTTTTATAACTCAAGATTGGGACTGGTGCTTCTGGATTTAATCGTTTGACTTCTCCATAAACATATTTGTCTATGCAACTATCTCCGATCAATAATACTTTGAATGATTTTCGTTGAGGAGTATTCATTTATTCTATCGAAAAATTTTAGTTCTGCTGCATGATAAGAACCTATGACTGACTTACCTTTCCAGTCACTACCCACTACCATTATATCTGGTTTTATAATTTTGACAAGACCCTCTAATGATTTATCACATGAAAAATGCATAACATGATCTACTGCTTTTAAGTTTTGAAGCATGAAAATTCTTTCATTGAGAGAATTGACTGGTCTTGATGATCCTTTCTTTTCCCTCACTCTTTCATCACTATCTATAGCAACATAAAGAAAATCTCCCAGAGTCTTTGCATAATTTAATAGTTCTAAATGACCTCTATGAAGAACATCAAATGTTCCATTGACAAACACCTTTTTCATAAAGACCTTGCAAAATTTAACTATATACCTTAAAATAATTATGATTATCATAGCATAGTAATGGGAAGATATCAAACTAAAACTGCTCCAGTTCAAAGTACACAACAAATTCCAGATCAACAATTTAATCCTCAAGATTGGCCAACAGATTTTCCAAAATGTGTGATTGGAATTGATCGTGATGGAGTCATTAATGAATGGAAGAATGTCATTAAACGATATGAAGATGTTCAATTTATTGGTGGATCACTAGAAGCAATTCGTCAACTAAGATTGAAAGGTCATCGTGTAGTCTTATTTGCAGATCAACCAAATATCTCAAGAGGATTGATGTCAAATGTTGATGTCGATAATGTCATGAAATACATGATGCAAATGTTTGGTCAGAATGGAATTTTTAGTATTGATGGATTCTATTTTAATCAAAGTGATTCTCCTCAAGATGTCTATGCAAAACCAAATATTGGTATGCTAAAGAGAGCAGAGAATGAAATGAGAGTTGATTTTAGTGGTGGGTATTATGTAGGTGATACGATTGATGATATTAAGATGGCTCAAAAAATTGGTGCCACTCCCGTCTTAGTAAGAACAGGAAAGGGATCTGAAACTGAAAAGAAATATCTTAAAGCATTTGATACAAAATATAAGGATGTAAAAGTATTTGATAATCTTTTAGAGTTTGTAAAATCACTATGAAAAAAGGGAGGTCTATGCCTCCCCTTTTTTATGCTTCGTTTTTGACTGTAACTAGTTTTCCAAGTTCTGGTAGATAGAGATACTCTAATTTACTGTTTCTTAGAGTGTGAATTGCATCATTTAAAGTCTCTACAAGTGGTTCCCCACCAAGATTGAAACTTGTATTGAACAGAATAGGAACACCGGAGAGTTTATAAAACTCATTAATCAAATTATAGTAGTTTTCATTCTGTTCTTGTGTAACTGTCTGAATTCTACAAGTACCATCTACGTGAGTGATAGAAGGAACTTCACCGATCTTTTTGGATTGCATTTCAACTGCATACATCATGAAAGGAGTTTCATCCATACCACGAAGATCAAACCATTCTGCAGCATGTTCTTGAAGAACAGTACCTGCAAATGGGCGGAACCATTCTCTACCTTTTACATTGTTCACAAAATCTTTTCCATTTGGATCTGTTGGATCATAAAGAATAGAACGATTACCCAGTGCTCGTGGACCTGCTTCTGCTCTTCCTTGGAAGATTGCAACAATATTGCGGTCTTTGATCATTTTTGCAATGTCAGCATCACTTGCATCAGAAACTTCAATATCCTTATAAAACTCTAGGTCTTCGGCAGTATATTCATACTTAGGACCAAGATAAAGAGTTTTCAGAGGATCCTTCTCATATTCAAGTTCATTTTCTTCCGCATGTGCATGAGAGAGTAGTTTTCCAATTCCAATTGAAGTTCCACCATCATGAGAAACTGGGTCAACGAAGATATTAAGTTCTGGAAATCTTTCCTTGAAATAGTAATTGGCCACGCAATTAAGACCATAACCACCAGCAATTACAATGTTTGTTTCGCCTGTCATATCAACTGCTTTTTCAATTAGATCCCCAATATACTCTTGAGTTTCTTTTTGAACTTTCCATGCAAGATTTTTTGCAGCATCAGTAAGTTTTGAAGGATCACGATGCCACTCTTTTGGATCTGATTTTCTCTTCAAATAACTGAAACGATTTTCATCAATAAAAGCACCTGCAGGATATGAAGGAATCAGAAGATTTTTATCTCCTCTTTTTCTTTCATTATCAAACAAGTTTGGAATGTTCTTATCATTTCTTCCATATGGAGCAAGACCCATTGTTTTTCCTGCTTCAATAAAACCGAATCCAAGATATTCGGAAACTGCTTCATATGCTTTTACTGTCGTAACTGCACTATCAATATCTAAACTTGGTTCATCAACATTGGGTGCCTGATTGGCAGCATATCTTTTGAAAACAGCATCAAATTTTGCTGGATATTTGCAGGTGTAAATACTTTCCGTTTCAAATACTTCTGCTTTTAATGATTGATCTTGTGGGTGATAGGCAACCTCTTGCCGACTACCAGAACCATCGACAATCACTGCCGCAGCAGTTTCAAATCCAGAACCATAAAATGCAGATGCAGCATGACCCAAATGATGTTGATGCCAAATAACAGTGACTCTTACATTTGGATTGTATTTTCTTACTAGTGCATGATAAGAATTCTCACCAGTCCAAGGAAGACGATGATCTTCTTGTCCAGTTCCACCAATAATCAATTCATTGATATGATGCTTTTCCATAATATGCATCATTGCCTTGAACGGATTCCCGTCATATTTCATACGGGACATTCTTTCTTCTTCAATATAAAGTTCTAACTTGCCATCGCAAATGAGAGCAGCAGAACCATTGTGTCCTGGATTAATTGCTAGAACGTTATAAGTCATTTCACTTTCTCCTTAATATCTTTTACAATTGCTTTGTAGATCTCTTCTACGTCTTCATCAGAATAATCCATGTACCTATCATTCAAACGATCAGCCAGATGTGCATCTAGACCACATACACGAATTGGTGAATAAACTTTTTCTACATCATCGTTTTCGATGATTTGGAAATAATCTGGATAGGTTGTGTTAATTGCAAAAGTTGATCCAAGAAGAACTGTTCCTGGAGTATCAAATGCTCTTGCCATATGCTGACCAACGCTGTCACATCCAATAAAATAATCAGATGCTTCAATGACTGCTGCCCATCCACGAAGATCAAGTTGTAATTTTGCAGAGATAGAATCTTCCAAATTTACCTGATTTGCAAAATCCTGCTCTCCCATGAATACAATGTTATACTTTTGGGAGAGTTTTTTAACCAGTTTATAATATGTTTGTGGTTCAATTGATCTGGTGCTGTCATCAATAATGTCTCCATTATCAATTCTTGCGGATCTACCAAAAGGTTGAATGACAATTGTAATGTCTTTATTCTGCTTTGCCTTAACGTCAGCAAGAATATTTGCTGCCATCTTTTCTTCAGCTTTATTCAAAACAAGATTAGGTTTACCAATGTCAGAATGATCATCCGTCTCATTGATAAGTTTATCAAATGCTTCTGCTAGAGAACATTTTTGGTTGTAATATTCCCATAAACGATATGGTTCTGGACTAAAAATGTCAGAATCTTTGAGTAAGGAATTAAAAATTCCTTTTACGTCCGCACTATAAACCCTGTCTTGAAGTAAGGCATTTCCAAAAAATAAAGTATCCCATCCAAAAACTATAATTGCCCAATCTTCATCTTTATGGTTTTTGGCATATTTTTCTAATGCTGGAATGGCGGCGATGACCCTACCTGCGCCGCCATCAATCGCAAAAACTTTTCTTCTGGACATAAGTAAAACCCAATCTTTGAATAAAATTCAATACTCAGGTATTTAGTATACTCTAAAAGATGTGATTATGCAATCACTCTTCAGGTTCTGGAGTTACTTCTGGTTCTGGTTGAGGCATTGGTTGCTCTACATACTCACCATCAGTTCCAATTCCGACCCAAGAAGTTGTTCCAATTCCAAGAGGATCTGAAATTTCAGCAATGAAGAATTTTACTTCATCTGGAATTTCGGTTTGTCCTGGTGCTAATGGCCAATCAGAAATTAAAAATCTATCAGGAGCATTTGGGTGACTTGGAAGGTCTCTCAAATTCTGGCGATATTCTCTCCATGCAGACTGGATGCCTACAGGTAAGGGACTATCAGGAACTAATACCCAATCACTGTTGGAGATGATTTGATCTCTATAACGTCTCAGACTAGTAAATTGATTTTCTTTATTACGCTCAAAATTTTCAATTCTGAGTTGTAAAACTTCTTGTTCTGATGGTTCTGAAAGATAAGTTACACTTCCATCCAAATTAAATTGAATTCCCATTTTACCTCCTATATTGCACAAGTTCTATTTTTCATTCCAAGAAGATACCAATAACCGTTAGATCCTCCTTGTATTCCGCAGTTAGAAATAATTCTCATTCTTGTAAATGCATCCGAATCTGTGGTATTAGTCTTCCAAGAAGTGCAATTAGTACATCTGGTATAACCATAGAATAATTCCCCTATGGTTTGGCAATTTCCATTATAATAACCACACCACTGAATTTGTGGGCAATTGACTAATGCCGAACAAGTTTCATATCCAAAAGACTTTTTAAAATTAATAAATATTGAACTTTGATTACAAGTTGAGGTTGTAGACCAACAAACTGCTTGACCTGCTGATGAATTGCAATATATCTGACAAGATCCTAAAGGTATTAATCCCTGCACTGAACAATAAGTAAGTGGTGATGTGGATGTGCAAAAACAAGAACTATTTCCAAAGTGCAAACAGTTGTACATTGCTACAGAATAATTGTTACAAATTCCAAACATTCCAAACTGGAACTCACTATATTGATCTGTCGGTAAATTTAAAATAAAAGTAGTGCCGTAACAACAAGTCCAACCTTGGCAATAGCAAACAATTTCGTATTGGGTTCTTAGATTACAGACTAAACATGCATTTCCAGCAGATAAAGTTCCAGTGTATGTGCATAATATAGAGCAAACGTCTGACGCACTCACTGATGATGTAGAACTTCCGCCAGATCTTATAAATCTACTCATCCTTCATACCCCCATACTTGAGCAGACATACATTTATTTGAATTATTATTTACAAATACTTTATCTCCATTTGAAATTACTACACCAGTTCTTTCATAATTATTCGCAGATACTTTATAGTCAGTCATTCCAGAATAATTAACATTAGACATGAAACAATTGCATTGTCTATAAACACAGTTTATTGCATTTTTTATTATTGAAGTATCATTTTCAAAGTAGTTGAAAGTAGTTGTTGATGATTCCCAATCAATCAGATTAGACGTTACAAATGTATCCCATGCGGTAGTGTTGCAGTTGTAAATTGACATACTCCATGTTGAAGTGCCGGATCTAAATATGCAAGATACGCACATCAATGGATTTGTATAATATGAACATGTCATTATCTCAGGAAAATCTGCAACTTTGCAGAAGAGTGGAGATGATTGTAATGTTACACAGTAAAGATTGCTAGACGTTAAAGAACCAGTTTTACTACCACTATAACAACTGCATAATGTACTTACACTAACAGTAAATATTCCACATTCATCGGAGTTTTGACTTCTTACCATCATATAAACACATCTTGTCTGTGGATTGTATGAAAGATACTTAACGGGGAGTTCGCAAGAAGATCCAGCAGAACAAATAAATGTGTCTACAGCATAACTCACACAATTATAACAACTGCAAAGAAAACATCCATTTGTTGGAGTTATTAAATATCTTACTGGATCTCTAAAGTAGTGTTCATGAATATAGACTCCACAAGTCGCTGCAGTTTGAACACCGTAAGGAGAAATTTTACATCCAGATGCATTGTAATACCAAAAACATGTGCAGTTACAAGCACTAGCAGTGACATTGTATCCGAGAAAGCAATATAGTGGACTATTTGGCCCTCCTGCACCAGAGCAGTAATATTGAATACTGTTTATAGTTTGACCACATGTAAATGAAGGAGCACATGTACACCCACAAACAATACCAAAACGTATGTATTGGTTGTCATTGTAGATAAAAGCAGAATTGCAACAACTTGTGCAAAAACAATAATTTCCAGCACCATTGCCATCAGATATGCTATCTAAAGCATAGTAGTTTGTTGCTCCACAAAGACCTGCCGCTAAACAAATAGATCCACATACACCAGACCATGTACTATTGCAACAAGGATTGACAAAAGTTGTAGCAGCACAATTTTCAGATGTTACTGTAAATTTATTAAGTATATGCCAACCACTGGTGCAAGTACAACAAACAGCAGGAACAAATCCTAGTACGGCACTCATTCCAGGGCAACATTCTGGTGTTGCAACAGATGTAGTACCATATCTAAGTAATGGATTTACAGTTTCAGATCCACCAAAAGCAATACAAGAAGTATCCGAAGTCGAAAATCCTACAGTGCATGTTCCATTTGATGCAATATATCTATTGACATTAGGACATGATGGAGCACTTGTGGATGCGGTAAATGCACCATAATATCCATTACTGTCTAGATGATATCCAGTTAATCTACAATAACACCCAGTTGATGCTAATGTTGTAATACCACTTAAAGTGGTAGAAGAAGTTCCAACAGTTGTGGTAATTTCAGAATCTGCACTTTGATCTATAACTTGTGCGGAGATCGAAATGGAAGCAGAAGATCCCGATGTGTTGGAATATAATTCTACTCCAGAATATGGTGGTATGAGGCAATTTGCTAGTCTTCCACTTGCCATTTATTTTACTCCCCCTGAAGATGCAATTTTCGGTGACATTTTGACTACGCTGGGTTTTTACTATTCTTATTTATTTCCTTTATCTCCTCGCACTTATAAAAAATACTTCTCCATCTGACACTGAATTAATGCCAGTTAATCCTATTCCAGATCCAACAAAACTAGTAGCAGTTACTACACCTGTTACATTAATACCAGTATTATTAATTGTAACCGCTGCTCCAATTCTCGAAGAAGTTGCGGTTATAATACCAACAGCATTAATGCCAGTATTATTAATTGTAACCGCAGTTCCAACTACTGCTGCAGTTGCAGTTATAACGCCAGCATTTACGATATTTCTACTATCGTCAATTATTGTAGATCCTGAGATCTTAATTGCCATCTTCGTGTTCCCACTCGGCGTACTAAGTTTATTTATGCTAGTCTTTTCTTTAGATCCTCAACCTCAGCAGATAATTCTTTTACTGCTTCAATCAGTACGCCAATAATCCCATTGTAATTTACAGTTTTTGGATCATTACCATGAACCAGCTCTGGTAATACTTCTTGAAGTTCTTGAGCAATGACTCCATAAGAAGGAAGACCACTTTCTTTCCAGTCAAATTTTACGCCACGTAATTGTCCTACCTTTGACAGAGCATCATTAACTGTGTTGATATTTTCTTTGTAATTAATATCGGATAAGGAATCAAAATCAACTGCTGTTATAATTCCAGAAGAATTTACATTCGCAACTATCAGATCAGATAAAGTAGTAATACCAGTTACATTTAAAGATGCAAGGGTACTAATACCAGTTGCTTTTAGATGATTTAATGATGTATTATTAAGTACGACTAAATTATTGACTTGCAGATCATCTAACTGCGATAGATTGACATTAAATGGTGATGCATCTACCCAAACAGCAGTTGATCCAATACCTAATGTAACTTCATCATAGTAAACAAAGGTTCTGCCGTAATCAATCGAGTACCAAAGGTCTCCACTTGCGGGTGATAATGGAGCAATGCTACTGATACTTACAGAACCTCCTCCTCCACCACCAGTGATATTAATCGTTCCTATTCCAGATCCAATTGTGATTGTCGAAATTCCAGGACCACGGAAATCAAGAATTGTTGCTCCGTATCCAACAATTCCTAATGTATTTGCAAGACCAACACCTCTAGTTACATTCTGAAGATATTGACCATCACCATAATAAGTAACTATCCCTGAGGTAGATGTAATAATTCCTGACGATATTAATACGCTTCCTAATGTGGATATTCCAGATACGTCTAATGAAGTAATATTTCTAAGTTCTCTATTGGGCCCAATGACCTGAGTAGAACCTATTGAAATGGAATTAAAAGTGCCAATACCACTATAATTTAAATTAATACCGTTTAGGTTAGTGGCAGTAATAACTCCAGTATAATTTAGATTAGTACCATCTAGATTTGTAATTGTACCAAATCCAGTATAATTTATGTTGACTCCCCTTAGATTGGCAATAGTACCAATTCCAGAGTAGTGAATATTATCACCATAAAGATTATTAATCGTGCTAATACCAGAATATGCCAGAGTAGATCCTGACAAATTCGTAATTGTTGCAGTATTTGCACTTAAACTGTCGAGATTAATGTCATCAAGAGTAAGATCTCCAGTGACTACAACATCACCATAAACATAGAGTGCAGTTTGTCCGGTGCTTACACTAGAACGAACTTCTAAAGGATAGTTTGGTAAGGAGGTATTAACGCCAACTCTTCCACTTGATGGAATAACTGAGAATGCTGTTCCACTAGTTCCTACATGAAACAGACTTATAGCAGTACTAACACCACTAATATATGAGTTTGTTGCGATGAAACCACCACTAACTTCTAATTTAGTCTTTGGTATGGTGGTTCCAATTCCAACTCTTTTGAGATTAGAATCTACAATTAGAACGTCTGTACTTACTTCAAAACCGTTCTTTACTACAAAATTCTTTTGAATTCCCATGGGAGGAGAGCGCCTCTTTCTGACTATTTATCGTTAATAAATACTAGAAAAGAATTTTTTTAAAGATATGGCTTCCGAAGTATTAAGTGGTGGTGGTGTAAGTTCTATAAGTTATACCAACAACACCTCACAGAATGTAAGAGTTATTTTTAATCTTGTAAAGACTACGGGAGGGGGTTCTGGGTTTGGATTAAATATGAGTTGGACGGGAAGTGGCGGAACTGCTTCCATTTCCGGAACGTATGTCAATGCATTCGGAAGGAATATTGCCACATCATCAAACGTCTCTAATTATTATTCCTCACAAAATATGGAGGTTGCCAGCGCATCCGCCACATCATCATTTCCAACGGAACTTATGTTGGCACCTGGATACTCATTTACAATATCTCATAGTTCACCATATTATTACTATTATAATATCCAGGCATATAATATTGTCATTATCAAGGAAGATGGGACCTGATCAGATAGGAATTGAGAACCCTCTCGTTGTGTATGGATAAGGTGATGGTGCAGTATTCTGGAAGTTAATTCTGTTATTTGCATCATCGTATGTTACGACAATACCAGTTTGAATACCAGCATTAATTGCATCTCCAATCGCATCTTGTGCTCTTTCGGAAGTGAAGTACTTATTAGTAGATCCTTCTGTAATATTATCAGTATTTAATGTTAGTGATGATGGAGAAATCCATGCCAAATTACCACTACCTGTAGTGTACAGGATTTGATTAGCACTTCCTGAAGTAGTTGGTAAGGTTAAGACATAATTGGATGTTATGGTGGATACTTTAAATCCACCATAATTTGCTCTGCTGCTGTCATATAGTCTTGCTTCTCCAGTGATTGCAGCATTTCCTGCAACATCTAGTGCAACTCCAGAAATTAGAGAAGTTTGAATATTAATTCCAACATTACCATTAATATCAATGATAAATGGTTTTACAAGTGATGGGTTAAGAGAATTTTCAATTCTAACAATTTCACCAGAACCACTAGAAGATTTGATATAAAGTGATCTTTGAGCAGCATCGGTTAGAACTTCAATCTTTGCAGAAGGTGAAGTGCTTCCGAATCCAACACTACCTGAGGAATTGAATATAATAGAACTTCCTAAAATACTTTGACTACCAACTCTTACATTATTTGCTGCTGAGTTATAGCTAAGGATTGGAGATCCAGCAAAATATCCAGCATTATTGTATTGGAATGCTCCAACACTTCCAACAGGAACACCACCACTACCTGCCCCAGTAGCATCAAAGTATAGTGTAGCAATACCTGCAACACTGTTCCAAGCAGATGAAATAGTTACTCCTAATCCAACAAAGTTAATCTGAGTAGCAAGTCCAACATAAGTATTGTAAATTGTGGTTGAAACGCCAATAACATTTCCTTGAGGAGCAGATCCAAACAGATTAACTGTTGTGATGCCAGTTTGAGAATTATATTGTGAAGTAATTGTAATACCAGAACCAACAAAATTGATTAAAGTTGACAATCCAACAAACGTATCAAATGTGGAAACTCCAACGGTGCTTTGTGGGATTTGATCATTTTCACCAATTTTTCCAAATTTCTCCCAACTGTTGCTGGAAGTATAAACCCATCCTAAGTATCCGCTTCTAGCTGGACTTGCAGTGTAGACAACATCTCCTGGGTTTCCTGCGTCAGTTGGAGTTGAAATACCAACAGTATATTTTCTAGAGACCGTAGCTTCTCCCTGCAGATATACTGAATTTGCTTCAATACCTTGAGGTGAATTTGAAGTTAATTTGCTGTTGAATACAACTGGTCCATTAAATTCAGAAACGGTTTTACCACTTGATCCACCTTCAACTCTAATTGAACGACTGAAATTACCCTCAACTGGATTAATAATATTCAACGATGGTTCTATGCCAATATCTTCGCCAGTAACTGTTTGAATAGGAGTATCAAAAATTTCTTCTTGACCAGTAACCGTGCTCAGTTTCTTATTTCCAGAGTATGAAATACCCTTATCATTCATACCAGTGTAGAAGTTGATTCCACCCTCTCTTCTGGTTGATTGTGCAAGAAGTTCTTCCTGAGAAGAAATTTGTCTATTTTGCTTGTCTGGGAATGCTGTTGAGTAATTACCAGGACCAAAACCAACATATTCAAAAGTATGTCCAGAAGCACGAATGATTGAGTGTCTTCTAAGTTCAACTGGAGTTACAGAGATCTTTCTTACAATAGTTCCTAGATCATGATAACTTGCTTTTGTTCCAAGTGCTCCACGGAAAACATAAATTGCATCCGTAGATCCAATACCAGAAGAAACTGTTGTCTTAACTCTCACAACTTCATCATTAACTTGTAGATAATCTCCAATATTAATATCAAGATTGTTAATATTGGTTAGATTAATTTGATCTGTAGTTGGATTTGAAATATCAAATAAAAGTGTAGTAGTGATTCCAGCATAGATTGGAACCATTCTTCCATTAATATTTTCTACTTCTTGAGTAATAACTCCATCATTTGAAGTGATTCCTTCTGGATAAGCATAGATCGTTCCTGTTGCGGTTGGAGAAGAAGTCGAAACACCAAGATTAGCAGCAAATGAAGTCTTACTTACAATCTTAGTGACTACAAAATCACCATTGTAAACTGACTGATCAGCACCAGTTAATTTGATTTTATTGTTTACTTGGAAACCATGATTGTCCTTTGTTGTGATTGTAGCAATTCCACTTACGTAATCATAAGTAATAGTGTTAATTCCTACTGATTTTCCTGTTAAGTAAACAAATGCTTCTGAAGTTAGAGATGAAGAAATACCTGCTGTTGTGTAATTACTTACTGAATTTGCAGATACGGCAATGAAACTGGATGCAGCTCCGACACTAACTGAAGAAATTCTATAGAGATCATTATATCCTCTGTAGGAATCTGATTTGATTCCAGAAATTCTCACAGTATCTCCAACGTTGTCAAAGATCTTGGTTACTGTTACAACTGCTTGCTGGAATCCTGTTGTTGTTCCTACACCGACAACTGCTAATGTATTTCCAATTCCATATGCACTACCACCGTCCATAATCTTGATGTCGGTGATATTACCACTGGAATTGACGGTCAGTTTTGCAGTTGCATGTTGTCCTGTTGTAGAACCAGCAAATCCAACAAGTCTTGCATTATAAAGACTTCCTGCCGTACCAGAACCATATCCAGCACCACTATTTGCAATACCAACAGAAATAATTCTGTTTAGTCCGTGATCAATTGAAGTATAAACTGTATGAGTATATGCAACACCAGTAGTTGGGTTGGTGATAATGTTTGCAACTCCACTGCCAACATTATTATCAATAAGAACTTTATTAACAGTCTCCTTTGTTAAACTATTACGTACATCATTTACATTGACTTCTCCAATCAAAGATGGAGATGCAAAAGATTTTGTCTCATCTGGATCAGAAATTGGATTGTCTCTGTTTATTTGTGGATAAAGATCTTTAACTGGTTGAGAATATTTTTCTTCTCTAAATGGAGATACTGTAGGTGAGTTTGATGCATTAATTACTGTTAGGTAATAAACACCATCTTGTTTTCCGGCAATATATCTTTGAGTTTCTTGTGTCCTATAAATGTAATAAACATCATCATATCTCTTTCTCTTGAAATAAGGTAGAGACGTTGTTCTGAGATTAGTATTATTTGAGAAGGTTCCTGGATTTGTATTCAACCCAACTCTGAATTGCTTAGCACTAGTAATACCAACAACATTGAATGTTCCATTAAATCCAGAATTACCAACTCCAGTAAGATTGTTGGTACTAATTACATTTACAAGTTCAACTTGAGATCCTACTGAAAGATTGTGAGGAAGTTCTGTGCTAATATCAGCAACGTTGGATGCAGTGATCCACTCAGCATTTGAAATGAATCTGAAATTTCTTTGCTGATTGATATTATTTAATGAACCGGATCCAAAATAAGTTTGAATTTCCCCATTTGTTGACCCAATAGAAGTATTGGATTCCTGAATGATAAAACCATCACTTGGTGGGCGTGCATATGTAACTCCAGCAGAAGCAGGAATGACATATCTTAGGCGATAAATTGTATCTACAGCATTTCTATTGTCAGACTTACGCTTAATGTAAGTTCTTGCAGTTGCTTGTCCTAGAGTAGTCGTACCAAGACCTACAACAGTTGGGTAAATTGTATTTTCTGTAGAAGCAGTAGCAACTTTAATATACCACTGATTCTGAATATTGTCATATTGTATTGGGTGCCCAATATCTCCTGCAATTTTGTCCGATACTCTACTTACAATTGAGAGTACACCGCCGTTTTCATTTATTGTTACAGCATTTGCATTTCTAGCATCATTTAATGTGCTTGCAAGTTTAATATTTACATTAGTTGTAATGCCACTTGATGGATTTGAATCGGTAATTGCATAATAAACTCTATTTGGCAATAATCCATCGGGAATTCTTCCATTATCACTAATAATTCTTACAGTTTCTCCATTTTCAAAAGTATGGGCAGAAGTTAAGGTTAGAACATTTGCTGCTCCACCAGAACTGTATGATCCAATACTATTAATTCCTGTTAGACTTCTGCTGACAAAAAACTTTTTCTCAGAACTTGTCTGAGAGTTTTGCATTACAATACGAGAAGTATATTCAGTGGTTCCTCCACCAACAGAAATTAAGAGATTGAGACTATCATTTTCTCTTGCACCAATTCTATATCCTTCTATTACAGTTTCTGGTGTAACCTCTGCGTTTGTTTGATTATAAAGGTAAAGTCTTTCGCTTGTAGTTGCTATTCCGACAGTTGCAGCAACATCAATAGATGTAAATTCGATTGAAGTTTCTCTATTCGAAATTTCTTTTGGTGGAATAACATGGGTAATATACCCAACATCATCCTGTGGAAAAGCATTCGTCCTAAATCCACTAGAAATTAATGACTTTGCACCAAAGTTAGAATTGGAGTTGGTGATAGACATATCACCACCACTTTCTGTTACAAAATGCTCCGCATATCCAATAGCAAAGACTGATACGTTTTGAATAAACGCATCATTGATACATTTAATATGAAAGTTTCTGTAAGTTGGTTTAAATACAGCTCTTGAGTTAGTGCTAATTGTTTTATTTGCTGGTACTGTATTGTCAAGATAAGTTCCAGTGGTTTCATCATAAATTACAAATGCATTATCATCTTTTTGTAGACCAATGCCAGTGAACTGAGCAATAACCATGGACTTAAATCCACTTGCTCTACTACCATCAGCAAGAACACCACACATTCCATAAACAGAACGTAGAGAAATATTAAAGATATATGGAGATGCTGAAGTAACGGTGTCAGAAGATAGAGTTAGAGTTGCTCCAGTAACTGTTGGTAGTGCTGCCGTAGGAGCATTTTGAACTTGATATCGAATTTGAGTGTCAGATAGTTTCTCAGTAACTACATACTGACCATCATACCCAATATCAGTAATTCCGGAAATTCTAAATGGAGTATCAACGTCCAGTCCAGGAACTTCTGATACCGTATCTACAGTGATGATATTACTTGAAGTTACTCCATCTCCAGATCTAATACTTGAAATTCCAACAGTGAATCCAGTGGATCCAACAATACGATACTCATCAATCTTTGGTTGAATGTCAAGACCAGAACTTGGATAATCAGGTTCAATTGCGCGACCAGATGCTTGTCCATATGCTAGTCCAATTTTTTCATAATACATTTCCAGATCAGTTCTACCAAAATCTCTATTTGAGATAAAAGTATCATTGATCTTTACATCATTCACACCATCCGCATACTCGAAGCAGGTAAGTTTATGGTGAGAGAAATTAGGAACAAATAGATTAGAAGTATAATCAATAAAACACTGTCCATTTGGATCAGCATCAAACATTGAGAACTGCCAGAAGTAACACCCTCCAGTTACTTTGAATATTGCAGATCTCTCAATATTATCATTAGTTGGATCGGGAACATACTTTGGTCTAATCTTTGTTTTACGAAGATCTAATCCAACGATAGAAGTTCCTCTAGGAATAATAACACCACCACTGACACTGTTTAACTTGTATAGTGTATTATCTGTAGTGGTTAAGTCAAAATTGGTTGTTAAATCAAATGGAGGAAAGTCACTTGATGTTCCTCCATCTCTTAAAACAAAGTTATTTGATCCATCGGGGATCCATCCTGGTCTATTATCAACAAGATGATCTCCAGGATAAAGAAGAATCGTTGTTTTATTGAATCTATCGTTATTCAGACCCTTTTGGTATGAAAATCTTGCTGACTCAATCAGAGCTCTCTGAATAGTTTTAAATGGACGAGTCAGAGAATTTCCTTGATTCTCTATACTGTCCGTAGCATCTAAATCGTTTGGATTTACATAGAGAATAGTTCCTCTAACCGACTTCAGAAAATTGTCTAAACGAGAGAGACCCATCTTATTAATACTTATAGTTTCCGTTATAAGTTATTTATCAAACAACAAAACCACCTAAAAGGTGGTTCTGAAGCACACGGAAGGGGTTTTGGTCAAGTATCGCCAGAGTTATTATACCACGATTCTTCTTTCCACGTCAAGCGTTTTTGAAGTTCTTTATCAAACACCATCAAGTATCTGTGCTTTCTACTTCTTTCTCTCCATTCACCTTCAGATCCTTTTATTTTTCCACGAGAGTGTTTAGTTCCGTCTGAATAATAGAAATCTTTTTTTCGATCCGTGAGACCGTAATACTTAAAGTTGCAAGCACGATAAGTTGTACCAGAATGGAAATCTGAATCA